CAGCGCCTAAAGGTTCTATAATGAGAACTGAATCTGCTTTTGATCTACTCAAGAGAGTAAAACAAGTTGCCACTGAATGGGTTAAGCCTGGTCACCGTAAGGGATCAAACACTCACAATGTGTCTGCGACAATAAGTTTGAAAAAGCATGAATGGGATGAGGCTGGTAAATGGATGTGGGACAACCGAGAATGCTACAATGGTTTGGCAGTCCTTCCTTATGATGGTGGTTCTTACACTCAAGCTCCATTTGAGGATATAACCGAGGAAGAGTTTAATAAGAGAGTCAAGCTCTTAAACGATGTGGTCTTACATCATATTGTTGAATCAACTGACGAAACAGATCTAGCAGGGGAATTAGCTTGCTCCGGTGGATCTTGTGAAATATCAAGCTTATAAATTAAATTAAATATTATGGAAAACGAAGTAATCAAAATGATGACAACAATGCAAACGGTTTTTGAAACAGCTACAACTGATGCTACTAAATTTGCTGAAGGCAACAACTCTGCAGGAACTAGAGTAAGGAAAGCAATGCAAGACCTTAAAAACCTAGCACAACACGTTAGGATTGAGGTACAGAGTCAGAAGAATGTAGCGGCTTAGTAGTTAATGCAAATTAAAAAAGGGATAGCCAATTACGGTTATCCCTTTTTTTTTATTATATCTAATTGAATATAGTCTCGCCCCCCAGGTCAAATTATATCTAGTTAAATATAGTAGTAATATCTCTAACTAGATCTTCTTCTGTAATTTTTATATCAAATGTCATCTTTGTCACTTTTTATCCTACTGATTATTGTTACTGTTATTGCTACTATCGCAAAGAATGCTAGGTAATACATGAGTATTTGTTCGATCACTAGATAACCATATATTTAGTTTTGCCATTCTCCTTGTATGCTTTTAAGCATCGATTCCGATTGTCAATTTCATTGACATAACTTATGTGTACCCAATTAGGATTCTTATCGTCACCAAATTCCCAGATCATTTGATCAAAGTTTAAATTTTCTTTTATCCACTCGTACATCTCAGCATTTGTCTTCTTGCACCCACCATCGTCTATATCCATAGCTTGACCTTTACAATGTTGAGATGTAGTTGATCCACCAATAGCTTTGTTTAGGGCTTTACCTCTATAAAAACTATTAATTCTGATAGGTCCACCAACCCACTCTCTTAACGGCTCGAACACTTGAGCGGCTATCTCCTTCATGTTAGCTAGTTCAAATTGACTAGGGTTGTTGTCTAATCCCCTACGTGTAGCGGTTGTGCTATACACTCCTTCTTTATCCGATATATGTTTGCTTATCATTTATTTTATTTTAATCCCATTCAATTTCTAATGTTGACACAAAATATGTTATTTGTGAGCCATCACCCTTTATTCCTGATATTATAATATCTCCCTCTGCTACATCTGCGTCCGTGAAAGTAGTTTGTTCTATGTCAATAACTTTAGAATTACCAGCTGGAGTGTGACCAACCGCGTCTAATAACACCAAAGAAACAGTGCTACCATTCCCAGCTACAGGTCTATATCTAAATAAAGCGATATTACAGGTTCCAGATGTGGTACTATGAGTTGCCCAACCTTTCCATTTTTTTAAAGTACCCGCGTAAGGCATAACAACTCCAGTAGCTCTTATTAATTTGGTTACCGCTAAAGCTGTCAAACCATCAGATCCAGCGCTTGTATTGTGTTCAAATGGAGCATTATTATCAGTTACAAAAACTGGTATCTCGTAATTAGTACCATCAGCAGTACTATATCCTCTTATATCAAAAGTGGCTAAATGTTTTTGTTGATCCGTAGCTATAGCCGTCCCATTCCAAACTCCAGTATCAATCGTTCCTACAGTTGTAATATTGGCTTGCGTAAAGTGTTCATCGGCAGTAAAATTAGCGAGTTGATCGTGATCAATAACTGTTTGCGCTGCAACCTGCACAACGCCAGAGTTATTTATTGTAGCTGTTGAACCCATAGTAAGCGTTCCAGCTATAGTAGTTGTTGAAGCGGCTCCATTAGCTATCGTTACATCTACTTCACCACTTGTTGCGTGCTCGCCTTCTAACAATAAGCCTTGCTTAATCGACGTGGTTGTTCCATCGCTTGCGGCTACACTTAGGGTTAATTTACCAGCCTCATCACTATCATCAGCCTCAGATACTTGAGCTTGAATTCGTGCAAAAAGGGTTTGGGTTTGAGCCGCATCATCACCCATAAAATCAATTAAACCTATGATATCACCGTCCGCCCCAGCCGCACCTTTATCTTTAGTAAATTGAAGTTTGCTACCCTTAGTACTGTTTGTGGTATTTTTTAATTCTAAAAAAGGTCTTTGATCAGTTGCAGATGTTATAACAAAATTATCTGTGTCTACAGAAATATCGTTCCCCGTAGCAACTATAGCTAAATCTCCTGAAGCGGTTATTGTATCACCGTTTATATTTACATTATCTACGGTTAAATCCGTGAGAGTTCCTAGTGAAGTTATGTTGGTTTGTGCAGCAGCAATATAAGCGGCTGTTATAGCTGTTCCTTGCCAAACTCCAGTTCCAATTGTTCCTACAGAGGTTATTTGTGTTTGAGACGCATCAACGTTTAAAGTTGGTATTGGACCCGTTAAATTAGTTCCGCTTAATCCAGTTCCAGCTACAATAGATGTAAGATCACCCCCACCATCAACCGCTTTTACAATTTTGTTGTTTGAGTCTAGACCAAGATGAGCGCCGCTAGCTATGGTGCCAGTAGATATATCTTCTAAATAGACATCATTTCGAAACCTAGATACTAAATCATATATATGTTGGCCTATCCACTTCATGTTACTTTATTATTAAATCTACCACTGGTGTTTCAGAGGCTCCTTGTGTTAGTTTTATAAATAACCCAAACCCATTGTCTCCAGTATTAAAATTAAGCCCATCAATCACTAAGATTACTCCAACAGGAAGCGCTATATTTTTTGCTAGGTAGAACTTACCAAATAATTTCTTTTCAATATACATATCCACAGTACAAGTTGTACTAGCATGGATATTAACCAAGGAGATTGATGACACCTTGGCGCCATATCCCACCGCTAACACTTCTTGGGTTAGTTCTCCGGATATGTTTTTTTGCAAAGCCATTTACTATTCGTAAAATACAGTATACTCTAGCGTAGTTTCAGTAGCGTCAGAAGGAGTAATCTCAATATCCTTGCCATCCGTAGCGTTCCAAGGAAAAAACATCCAATCACCACCATATAACCTACCTATTTCCACAGTTGTTAATAAAATGTTTACAAATTTAGATCCATCACCTCGATCATTGTGGTTTTTAATAAATACTTTAGCAGATTTATCTGGCGTCACGTCTTGAGCTATACCACCCGCTAACGTAGCGTCTAGTAAAATTACATTAGAAGCGGATGCTACTTTTTTTCTTCCTAACCCTGTGGTTTCAGAAATACCAGTATCGTTACCGGCGTTATAAAGTGTTGATGTGTTAGATATTGAAAATGAATTATCAGCTATATCTGAAGAAGCAAGTGTTATTGTTGCTGTTGTTGTTGGCATGTTTTTATTTATTTAGTGTTAATTATTAGTCTCCAGAAGTTGGTAAAGTTTCTCCATTGTGAAATAAAGCATACTCTATAATAGTTTCGTGACCCACGGCTTCTATTTCTATAGAAGAATCAGCTGTAGCATGTGTTAAATCACAATCCCAAGGTATGAACATCCAGTCACCCGCATATAATCTACCTATTTCCTCCGAGTTAATGTCTATTAGTACGTAGTCTGTTACGTCTGTGTTTTTGTTTATAATATAAACATAAGACGCATCTTCTGATAAAGCCGCACTCTCTGCTATAAGGTCAAACGAGGTACCTGTTGGAATAACTAATCTATGATAGTTCATTTCATCCAACCCTGTTGCTGTTGTGTTGTGTTGGTACAGGTTCATCGTAGCTGACAACGACAAGTTGTCACTTAGTAAATCTGCACTAGAAAGCGTAATCGTTGCTGTTGTTGTTGCCATTTTTTACTTTTTAATTATTATTGTTTGATTAATTTTTTCTCTACACTACCATCATTGTAGAGGTAAAATAGAAGTTTGTTTTTACTTTGTTTTGTTGGCCTACCTAATAAATCAGTAATCATTATTAGTTCTTTTTTGTTTTCAATTCTACTTAGTATTGGTCCAACATAAGTTCCATCACAGTAGTTGTAAGTTAACTGACAAACCGTATCCCAAGCATTATCACAGCAATAATCATCTACTGAAATTACCCAAGCATAACAAGGATCGTTTAACCAATAAGGTAAACCAGGGCCAGTAACGCAAGTAGCATCATAAAGACAATTGTTATCACTAACATTGGCCTCGACAGAATAGTTATAGGCATTAAGATCCATGCAACCTTCAACGATAGTAATACACGATTCATTTTCCGTGTTAGCCAGTGAATCATAGTTAAAAGCCGCTTGATCCATACACCCGTATAAGAACTCAATACAGGTAAAATCCTCCGTATTTGACAAAGGATCATAGTTGAGCATAGAAGGATCCGTACAACCGAATACAAAAGGAGTACAGCTATTATTGTCAGCATTTGCTAGTGGGTTATAATTGAACATTACAGAATCTGTACAGCCGTATATATAAGGAATACAAGATCCATTATTTGTATTTGCTAGAGAGTCATAATTAAATTGAGTTGGATTTATACATCCATATATAACGGGAATACAACTACCGTCATCTACGTTAGCTGTAAGGGCGTAATTAAATGCTAAAGTATCAATACATCCATAAACAACTCCGATGCAGCTACCATCATCTATGTTAGCCAGAGGGTCATAATTTAAGGCTATAGAACTCATGCAACCGTAAGCTATAGCAATACAAGTATCTGGAGTGTTAGCTAGGGGTTCAAAGTTAAAAGCTAGTGACTCCATACATCCTAAGATCACAGGTAAACATCCACCGTTATCTATATTTGCTATTGTATCGAAATTAAAAGCTAAAGAATCAGTACAACCCCACTCTGCTTTTACATCACAACTACCATCACTAGTGTCAGCCACAAAACCTTGTGTGTAGTACTCTAGGTAAGATGAGTTGGTACAACCAAGAACATAAAAACACTGAGTGTTAGTATTAGCTGTATCTATATAGTTAAGTGCTAATGGATCCATACAGCCAAATATTCTATCAACGCAGTAGTTACCACAATAAGTTGGCACAACGCGTTTGAATAGTGGTTGTATAAAAGGTGGTGCAACCTCTATCATAGTCATGCCTAGAGGATTTGTTAGTTTAAAACCACAGTGAGCAGCTGACTGCATTCCTTGGTTTGATATTGAAAACTTAAATGATACTGGTTCAGGTGATTTTAAGTTTATTTTAAAGTCTTTAAAGTAAGCAATTGTGTCTAGTGTAAAATTCCAAACACTATCACCTTGTATTACTTCTAGGTTTGATGTTGGTGCCCAACCATCTCCAATTAAATCAGTTAGCGTTAGCGTAAATTCGCATGCTGGCACCAAAGACATTGTGTTAGCTAGAGCATCGTAATTGTACATTGTAGAATCTATGCAACCAAATACTATTAAAGTGTTACACGAGCCGTCACTTGTGTCAGCCCTAGGATTAAACTCTACATAAGAAGAATCCATACAACCAAATATCGGTGGGCATGGAGCTACTAAAATAGCGTGAGCGGTATCATAGAAGAAGTTAGGCGTTGTTCCGTGTATTATAGTATCATAACATTGAACTACATAATACGATCCATCTAAACCACCCCAAAGAGCTCCGTTTAAACCATCGCCATAGCTATCTTTTATCGTAAAAGTTAAAGGACCAACAGGTAAACACCTTTGCTCTACAACAATACCATAATCAGGCTGGGACCAATACCCACTACCATCAGCAACTACTAATCCAGTTGAATCTTTTACATCCCAAGAAGTTTCACCTTGATATTGATCAAGGTTTATAATTATAGTAGTCGGAACACAGTTCTGACTAAACGATAATATTGGTAGTAATAATAGTAGTAGTAGTTTTTTCATTTTATTGCGAGTCTTTTAAGTCTTGTTCAGACGGAGCACCTTCGTCACCCTTCTTTCTCATTGTTTCCCCACGTTTTCTTTTAGCATGTATATTAGCCCACAATCCCTTAGATTCATGAAAAGGGCTTTTGTTCATTTTAAATGGACCTCCTTTTTTATGCGATACAACCTTACTGGTTTTACTATGTTTTGCGCCCGTGTGAACCTCACCGTCCATTTTATGTGTTTCACCCTTATACAAACCATCTTCCGTATAATGTTTTACTCCTTTCATATTATGATTTTTTATGTTTTCTACAAAAGTTCCTAGCAGCTTCTTTACTGCCAAACCCCCACTTTGTTAAAGCTTTAGATAACTTACTTGGAGTTCCATTCTTGTCCTTCATATCCCCTTGCATATTACCAAACCTACAAGCGAAGCTTACTCTTCTAGGACTTGTACCACTAGTTAGCTTACTACCCATTGTAGGGTTTTCTTTTCTCATCTTACGGTTTTGCTTGTTATAAGATGCTTCCGTTATTTTAAGTGGACCAACACTCTTGTTATTGTATGCCATGTTAAAAGTCGCTCATTAATATATTGTCTATTTCTTCTTGTACTTCTTCTCTTGTAGCCATCATCTTAAAGCTAAGATCAGCTTGAAATCTAGCTACTTCAACTCCATCTTTAAATATTATAATAGTAGGTATAGCTGCTATTTTATGTTTTACTTGCATTTTAGGATTAGCTGCGATATCTACATATGCTAAAGTTTGGCAATCACTAAGGTCTTGAACCCAAGAAACCTCGTTAGCCGAGTTCCAGCTAGCGTTAAATTGAGATACAGATATTTGACCAGAGGCTTTTCCACATACACATACTAAAACAAGTACTAATAAGTATATACTAAAGATTTTCCAGGAAACATCTATTTTACTCATCATCTTTTGTAGAGTTTATCTTCTATTCTTTCTAAGGTTTTTTTCATCTCATCTACATCTTTCTTTGTTTCCATGATTGTAGCTCTAATCATTTGATCCTTCATGTCAAACTCCATACGAGTAACCTCTGGGTCTGGAGGAGCTGGTGATTCCATTGCTAAAGCAATATCAGCCTGTAGCATAAACCACATACTTATAACGGTTGCCATTGCAGCCCCAATACCTACCAATGTTTTTATACTTACTTTGAAGCCAGAGTCTTCGGTTAATTCTTTTGTCATGTTAAAATATAACGTAATTCATACCTAATTTAAAGTCGTACCAAGTTCTGTTCCAGTACCTATTGTATTTTCCTTCAAGAAAATAACCTAATTGTTTATTGTGTTTTATGCCATATATAAACCCTAAAGAGTAATCAGCCCATTGTCCGTCTACATAGTTGTGATAAGAAAACTCACTACCATCATCATAGTGGTAAGGCATAACACTAGCCCAAGCGTGCATCCAAGTTGATTTACTATATTTATAATAATCAAAACCCATAACCACAGAGTGCATTATAGTTTGTTTTAATTCGTTTCTTTTCTTTTCAGTGTAATCAGCCAAAACTTCTGGTATAACAACTGCCTCCCAAACCTCTGGGCTTGTAGCCACTAATTCACCTGACGGCGAAAAGTATTCGCTGCTATACACATCCACCGTATAACCTTCTTGTAGTGCTAAGTAAGTATAATGAATATCTCCATTATCTAACACCCACTCGTCTAATGGATTATAACCGTAAGGCTCCGCTAGTCTATGTGCTGCTCCAATATTCCAAGATAAGTTTCTACTTTTTCTAACTCTATATCTTTCCGATGCTTCAAAGTATTTAATATCAGCAAATCCATCTTCTAAGTATTCTATTTTTAAAGCAAAGAAGTTTATACACATTTCATCTGGACAACCATCATCAGAGCTGTATCTAATAAAATGGTGTTGGTCCATATAATCTTTACCTTCTTGTCTTTTGTAGTCTACTTCGAATAAGTATTCAACCCCTCTTGACTTACCTACAACGGCTGCATCGCTGTAATTCGTCTCAGTACCATCGTAAAATGTTTGTGCTTTGTTTTCGTATCCGAATCTAGCTATTTTACGTAGTCCTATGGCGAAATTATAATCGTAAGGAGTTGAAATTGTTTGTGTTGATAATCCGTTGTTTACAGAAAAAACGTCTACATCAGAAAGCGATGTACCACCGTTTACCGCAGCATAAAACGTAGAGAACTTAAATAGCTTCTTAACACTCTCTTTATCAAATGATTGAGCTGTTACTATATTAGATACTAGTAATAGCGATATTATTAGTCTTTTCACCATCTTTATATTATCACTTATTTTTTGAATTGTTTACCTAGTTCTTGTTCTAGTTCTTGTTCTAGTTCTAGTCCTAGTGTTTGATCTTGTATTTGACTTTGAGTTAGTTTTCTTTTTCTCTTTAATATCCTCTTTAATCTTTTCCATTTTTTTATTTTCAAGATCAAGGTTATATTGACTCCAACCTAAAAACATTAAAGATCTTTCCCATGCTGAATGATCGTTATTCAAAGCTTGTCTAACATTTTGTGTTTTATTGTACAATCTGTTTAAAGGTATGTTTGTAAGAGCTTCCGTATAATTTGTAACAGCGGACCATTGTGGGTTGTCAATATCAAAAGTTTCCATTTCCTTTATAACCTTTTTGTTATAATTAAGAGTTTTTTCAGCGTTAACTATTTTTCTACCTTTAATACCCAATACAGGTGATAAGTTTAACGCCTCTAACATAACCGCGCTTTCATCTGGATTATAATCAACATCTCTTTGTCTAGCAAAAGCAATAGCTACGTTTTTCAATGTAGCAACCACACCACCAATTAAACCAGTACCTCTTAATACAGAGTCAATACTACCGTTTATTAACCTTTCTTTTTTCTTAAGAAATAAATTATTGTTATCTTCTTCGTCATCATCAAACATCATAGCAAACAAAGCTGTTTGCAGCGTGTAGAATATTAAATTTTGCACGGCAAAGTAATATGTTATCCTAGACGCATTAGATATATCACTCTGCATTTGAGTCGTGTTAGGTTTTGTTATTCTTCTATTATATATATCCTGAAAAGCTTTCTTACCTAATCTATTAAACTGAGAGGTAACATTTTGGAAATTTAATATAACCTTACCAATAACAGACGCTTGTTGCTTAGAGACCATATCAGGTCTTGCTGACTGCTGAGTAGCTTGAGTTATATCTTGAAAATCTGTAAATGCTTTAGCTTCGGCTTCTTTTTGACTTAAACCTTGTTTTAAATACGTATTTATTCTATTTCTATAGTAAGCAGCTCCACCAGTTGCAATAGCAATATTATCACCAATTTGAGTAGGCATAAACCCTATTTCTAATAATTTAGATATTAATTTTCTAGTTATATCTTTAGAGTTACGCAGGCTAGCAGCAAGTTCAGCACCGTTAACATCAGTCTGTATACCACCTCGTCTTTGTTTTAACATGTCAGAATTAAATATAAACGACCAGTCAGCCCAATATTGTTTCTGATTAGCAAAAGCTTTAGCCGCTGCGAATACATTGTTATCGGCAAAGTTAATGTAATTAACTATAGACATCTGCTGAAGCAATGCTGATCTCATATTAAAGAACATCACTGTACCAACAGAGCCATTTAAAAAGTTCATTAGCTTGTTGACCTGAGCGTTTTGTCCAGTTGGCCTGTTTCTACCAGTTTGAACTCTATATAATATATCTTCTAGAGATTCTCTAACTTCCTTGCCGTAACCAGCTTCAATTTTATTTAGATTTTCTTCAGAAAATATAACGTCAGCGTTTTCAATAAACTCACTAAAGAATTGTTTTCTACCTATTCTACCCGTAGCATCATCTAGATCCATTCTTATGTCACCAGAATTCCAACCTTCAGTTGGATTAACATAAGTTTCTTGTTTGGATATTATGTTTAAATTTTCAGCGTAAGCCTGTAGCTGTGGATCAGACTGAACTAACTCAGATAACTTAGCTTGATCAGTTTCACTCAATCCAGGTATTTTGTGACCATGTTTATTCCACAAGTAAACTCTTACAGCATCTTCAAAAGTAAAGTCACCATCTGGAGTTTTCTTTGTAAGTTTTTTCTTAACTTCTGGGAACTGTTTGTTTAATGCTTTGTAATCATTAGCGACACTTTGTCTAGCTGTATCAAACTCTCTATTAGCTCTATTTAAAGGTCTAACTAAAGCTTGTTCAAGAAAATCTCTATGCTTATCACCTTCTTTACCTTTACCCATAAAGTTATATAATAACCCTACAAAATCCTCGTGAGATGGTGGTACGAAAAATCTAAACTTACCTTTACTTTCACCACGTTTTCTACCTTTAATAATAGAGAATCTTTTTATAGAATCAATACCAGTAACATTTTCTAATATATCGTTAAACTTTTCATTCATTGATTTACTAAACTTAACTCTAGCTTGCTGAACCTTAGATTTAACATCAAGTTGATTAAGCATGTTTTTAACAGCCTTCACGTTTTGTAGCGCATCGTCAGCAAAGTAAAAGTCGTTATAACCTTCACCAACTTTTTCAGCCATCCAAAGGGCTTTCGCCTCAGCAGTAGAACTAGCTAAGCCAGTAATATTTTTTAAAGGTATGTTTAAACCATTCGCTTTTAAAAACGCATGTATAGCACCGGCGGATTCTGCTGGTCTAGCTGTTAGCACAAACATACTTTCAGGACCAAACTTACCTTGCAATTTCATTGCCTTGTTAAATAGTGGTGCTGTCTTGCCATCTACAACTTTAGTAAACTCTGAGAAGTCAAACTTATAACCTAGCTCTGAAAGGTTTTCGTAAGTACTAGCGTATTGCTCTGCGTTTAACGTACCTTTAGTTCCATCTGGTTTAGTGAATCTAATTAAAGATTTACTAGTAGCTAGAGTGTCATCAAAATCTAGAACAGTAATACCTTTTGCTGGGTTGTTGGCAGAACGAGAAAAAGAAACGGCTTTAGCTATGGTGTTCGATGCTTTGGTAGATTTAGAAAACTTCAATGAAGTATCTATAGCTTTAGCGAATCTCTTGCCATTTTTATCACTTAAAGCCATGGAAGATGTTTCAAAATTCGTGTCTTCTATTATGGGAGCAGTTCTAAATGTTAGTTTGTTACCTTCACTAATCTGAACATATGCAATTAAATCTATACCTTTACTTCCTTTTACTAGCTTTAAAGGGTTTATTATATCCTTATTGTTTTTATTGTAAGTGTCTGTGATATTTTTGTGTAACAAATCTACATCTAAATTACCAGTTTCCATTAAGTATACTTGCTCGCCTAGCGCGATAATACCTTGAGGTGTACCTTTGTATTTACCATTAGCATAAGCCCAGGTAATATACTTTTCACTATCCATGTTTACTTTTACTAAAAATTTACTTTTGTTTTCTTTTAACACTTGCACCTGATTGTCTGTTAAAATAAAATCATCACCCACCTTGCCTATAAGTTTTTCTATCTCTACAAATTTATCTTGTATTTTTTCAGCTATCTCATTGTCATAGGTTTTTTTATTATCTCTATGGCTTTTTGTTTCATTTGGATTAGCAAACTTTAATTTTAATTTATTACCTACTTTTTCAAAATTTATAACCTGTGAAACACCTCTAGCTTTATTTAGCTTAACTTCTATACCAGCTATCACGTTACCAAGGCTAAAGTAAACATCTCCTTTTCCAACAAAAGATTCAACTAATGAGTTTATATTTTTTAAAAATTTAAAAGCTTTTTCTCTAAATTTATTTTCATAAACAAGGCCTTGGTTTGGAGTTTTCCCTGTTTTTCTTGATTCTACAATAGAATACTCAACAACTTTTTGCCTGAATTGGTTTTCAGCTATTGAACCATAAATAGCATCGTTATTAATTTTCCAAACATGCTCTGCTATAAAATCTAGGTCAACTTGTTTTTTATCTGGTCGACCTCTACCTTTTTCTCTTTTTATGTCTTTTTTTAACTTGTAAACATCTCCATTTTTCTCAACAATATCATTGATATTAAGATCACCAGATTCTATTTGATCTACAAATTGATTTATATGGTGTGCGTTATCAACTTCTACCTCACTTAAAGAAAACTTAACATTATTCTCAGCACTTTTAGAAAACTTAACTCTTGGTTCTTGTACAACACCGTCTATTGTTACGGTTTTATAACCACCCGAAGCCATATCCGTAGTGCCGCGAGGCATGTCTATTCCTTTTTCATCTAGCCTTAGTTTTAACTTTACTTTTTGGCCTTGCATACCGTAGAATCTTTCGTGGGTAGGTGTTAAATAAGGTAGGTTTGTTTTTTCCCACCCAGTTACTGAGCCAGGATCGTTAAACTCTTTAAAGTATTTTTGATTAACAGTACCTTCAATATTTATGGTCTCAGTATCTAGGAATCCATTTGTTTCAGTGAAAGATCTTTCATATTTAGTTATGTCGCTAAGCCTAATTTCTTCACTTCTACCTAATTGGGTTCCAACGCTAGCTTTTTTATCAATATAAGTTCTTTCTTCTTTAAAATCTTCCCTAAGTCCATCTCTATAGTTTTCAGTTTGTGTTCGGTAGTATTCGTTTGATCTTTTATTATCTTTTTGCACTTTGATAATTTCCCCATCAAGTTTGCCGTTCTTTCTTGTTACCTGCGAAACAAGTAGTCCATCAAGATCTTTTTCAATTGTTGTACCGTTTTTCTTATCACCAGTTACTTTTTCGTAATACAATAAGGTTTCTTTAGTTTTATCTACTTCTACAACCTCCTTAAATCCATCAACTTTTTTACCTCTTACAACAACACCAGTTGTAGGCTTGTCATTTTTATCCCACCAACTCATATTATCACCATCTCTAAAGGCAATTAACCTACCATTCTGAAATGCTATTTTAAATCCATTTCCTTGTTTGTTGTAGTTCTTCCATAGTGCAAAAGCGTTATTAAGATTATATTCTGCGTTTTTTCTATCAATAAATATAACTACTTTTCCATCACCTTTAGTAAAACCTGGAAATACTTTATTAGCTTCTTCAACTCTATGTTTTAAATCATTTTTCTTATCAACAAGTAATTTATCAACTAGTTTTCTTACTTTACTTTCTGCAGTGTTTTCAACAATAACTTCTAAAGATCCAAAATCGTATTTTTCATTAAGATAGGTGTTCATTATAACATCTTGTATACCATCGTAGTTAACGGTACGTATTACGTCGCCATCATTAAAATCATTTCGTAAACGCGCGCACAAACACCAATTATTAAACTTTGGACCAAAATGAGTGTCTGCTACTTTTCTAACGTCTAACTGTCCTTGTTTAGAATCTTCAACATCGTAAACTGTAACACCACTAGTCAACTGGGTTTTATTAGAAAACGTTTTAACTTTATCTGGATCAGTTCTCTTAGACTTAGAGTCTTCAACGTATGCTTGCATTAAAACATTAGGATCTTTTACGGAGAATGGATCTATTTTGTTTTTAGCAGCTAACTTCTCAGCCTCTATAACTTTATAACCATCTTCAGGTAGTATTAAGAAACCATTAGCCATATAGTGCATAGCCATTTTCTCATACTTAGATTTTAAATGATTAGGGATAGCTTTATCATCAACAAAGTCAAATACAGATTGAACAGCCCCTTTTCTTTGCTTTTCAGTAAGATCAGGTCTTCTCTTAGTCAGTTGCTTCTCATAAGCTTCTCTGTGCGATTTAGAGAACTTAATTTGAGAATACACGTTAACACTTCCCGAACCATTCATAGCTGCAGAGATGTCTTCTATCGCGTTACTCTTAGAGAATTTAACATTAACTTCTCTACCAATTGCAGCTCCTAGTTCAGCAACACTTCCTGGATCGATGTCCATACCAGCAATTCTATCTTGAACTTGATCAGATTGTCTAGCTTCCATGATTGCATCGGTAACTAAGCTATTAACCATTCGCATTGCAAGACCATCTTTTCTAGTACCTTTTAAACCTTGCCTCAAGCCAGTTATAGGGTTTTTGCCCGGTTGATCAGCCCAACTTACCAACTCAGTTTCTGTTGGCATTACTTTATTATATAGAGAAGGTGAGAAAGCACCTTTACCAGTTTTCTTATCTTTTGTTATTTTGTTTAAAGCATCAGGAGGTAACTGCTCTTTGTTTACAGCATCTCTTACTTGATCTATAGAAGTTAACACCTTAACGAAGTCAGTAAATACTCTATCCGCTTCTGGAGTGTTTCTCTCCATTTGCACTAAATCAGCCGTAGATGTGTTTTTTACGATGTCTTCTCTTAGCTTCTTTAACTGGGATATGTAAATATCCTTAGTGCCATATTGTACTTTTGTGTCAGCCACACCATATGTCAAGAAGTTTTTAATCTGCTTGAAAAGAGGACTATTAAGATTAGCGTATTCTTTCTTTAGTTTAGCGGCAACGGCTTGAGCTCTTAACTGAACATCTGCAATGTTCTGAGTAGTACCATAAGCTATCATCAAACTTTTCTTAACGTTTTCTAGTACTTCATTATATATTTTATCACCTTCCTTAAACCCTAGCTTTCTTCTATACTCAGAATATTGTTGTTTATCAGCTTTTTCTTTTTTAGCTTGACCCTGAATGGATAAATCTTCTTCTTCAAAAGCTTCCATTTCACTGGATTTTTCTGCTGCAACTTGAACTTTAACCTCACCTTCTTTAGTTGTCTTACCTATATCTTTAGCGCCTTTCATTTCGTCATCAACCTTGAACTCTCTGTTATAGACGTTACCAGCTTTATTTGATATTTGAGAATTCACCCAACCAAATAGACTATCATTAGATTCTGGCTTAAAACTCTTAACGTGACTAACTAACTCAGAGTAAACTAAATCAACAAAATTACTAGGAACAACATCAGCTTTATATTTAGATCTTATTAACCCGTCAAGAAGCTTTTCGTCCTTCATACTCTTTATAGCGAAGTCAGCACCTTGTTTCTTCCAGCTCTCATTAGTCCAACCCATTTCAGCCATACCATCTATAGAGTCTTTACTATCTTGCTCCATTGAAAATTTAGTGGAAGCAGTAGATTCTTTTTTGGAACCATCAACTAGTTTTCCTTTAGCGCCTTCAACAGCTACTTTTAGTATTGCTTTATTTATCTTACCACTCTTAATACTCTTGCTATAGTCTTTTACGAAGTTATAAACATCCTTACCAGTGTTGAAAGTAATTTCCTTCCCCAAATAATCCTGTGAAAAACCTCTAATAACATCCCCAATTTTAGTAAAGAAGTTTTCCTCAAACTTCAAGCTACCATCAACTATTAACTCTGACATTATGGTTATAACCTCTTCACCAAACCCAGCGTCTCTCTTGAATTCGCCTTCCTTATTGTACTTCCCATAAGCAGCTAACCTCCTACCCAAAGCAGTGGCATCGCCACCTAATTTCTCAGCATGATCAATCAAAGCATCTCCTAACCCACTCTGTATACTCTCATTATTACCAACAGTTTTGAATAAAACAGCATGCATAAACTCGTGGGCTGCTGTCCCCACCATCGGTTTATCTTTATTAAGTATTATCTTAAAACTACCATCACTCTTTTGTTGTATAAACCCATATTGTTCGGAAGCGCTCTTAGAATCTAAACCCTCTTCGTTCATACTCTCTATCTCAGCGGCTGTTAACTCAACGACACTACCTTTTTTCCCTGTTTCTTTAGAAAGTGCTTCGGCTTGTTTTACAATGTTAGCCGTGTTGATGATGGTTTTGATCTTGGTTTTACTAGCCTTAAACTTGTTGGTGAGACCCTCTACTGCCAAGCTGTGATCTTTTTCTGATATATTTCCATTAGCCAATTTCTTATTCAGCTCAGTAACCCTATAAGCAGCAACATCGGCTAAATCACCGAGGTTACCTATGTCGGATACGTTACCACTAGATAGTGATTCATATATTTTATTACCCTTCTTTATCTTATCGCTAATACTAGCTGTTAAGTCAATTATCTTGTCTTCAACAGCACTTTTTACATCTTCGTCTTTAGTTTCGCTGAATTTTCTCTTTAAGTCAACTAGGCTACTTAAATCAGCCTCAACATCAATATCGCTAACAGTCTTTCTAACATGTCCAATAGCTTTGGCTGAGTAACCGCCTCCCCTTAATCCTGCTCCACCAAAAAAACCTTGTAACCCACTTTCCACTCCTTCCTCACTAAACATTCCCTCTGCAACTGTTGTTGCTAGATTTATATCCCTACCCTCTCCCTTAGCTTTAGCTAGCTCTTTATTGTAAAACTCCAAACCATATTGAGTCATTTCAGTGAGGGCCTCGGTGCTACCAGTGGATACAACATCAAGCCCCACTCTAACAGCTTTATTAGTAGCATATCTCCTAGCTAAATCTTTACCGAGTTCTCTTGTTACACTTTTACCTCCAAGTGCTTTAGTAATTTTACCGAAACTAAATAGCTCTAAACCAGCTTGAACAGCAGCTATTTTAATAGGAGTGCTAACGTCAGCTTCATTCGCTACTAGTAATTCATTTAAAGTTTTACCTTGTGATTCCGCTTTTATCTTATTTGCTTCTATAAAATTTTCAGCAGCAAAATCCATAAAGTAACCCGTTCCACGAGTACCAAGGTTGTAAACAACTGACCCACCAACATTAACAACTGCACCAGCAGCTACTGATAAATAGTCCAAAACACTATCTGCCTCTTTAAAGGTCATAGTTTGCTTTACTCCAGCCTTGTCGTTCCCAAAAGATTCTATAACCTTCCCAAAAGTTTCTGAGTCAGAGGTACCAAAGTTCTGGAAGAACCCAGGAGATTCTTTTTTCCACTCCTTCATTTTCTCCCTACCAAAAGCCCCTTCCCAAATCAAAGTAGAGGCTATACTTAATCCCGAATAAGAACCTAAAGTGCCGTTTTCAAGAGCTTCCTCCACCGTGTCTTCATCTTGTGATATACCCCAAAATTCCAAAACATCACCTGACGTCTCTAGAGAATTCGATAAGTTGTTTTTTAAACTCTGCCAAGCCCCAATTTCAGGCTTACTACTCTTTGCTGTCGATTTTAATACCAAGGAACCATCCTCCGATTGTGATCCCATACCGTCTTGACTCATCGTCGGATCTACCGTCGAGTCTTGTGTTTTTCCCGCCTCTCTCTCTTTGTAAAGACGTACTACTTCTCTAATTTTTTCTTCTGGTTCCCCAGCATCCATCATTCCTTGAACTACACTTGTAATATCAGCCATGTATTTATTTATTAATTATGATTCAACTCCAGCAACAATGTCTGCTGCCGATCCACTATAACTACTTTTGCCCACCGACCAATTAGAGTGTAGCCATTTCCAAATTTCAGAAGCTCTATCTTCGTCATCCGTGAAGTTAGTGTCAACTATAAACGTTTTAGACTTACCACCAAGCTTAAGTGTGACAGAGTCAGAACCAAAACCTGACGCTTTTACTTCTAAACCTGTTATTTTCATGTTATCTAAGTATTCTTTAACTTTTAAATCATCTTTATCCACCGCTTTTGTAAAATCACTAGGTAGCCTTGCTATTTCACCAGCACCATCTCCAAATGGGTTTTGACTAGCAGTTTTACCCTTGCCATGATCAATCTTTTCGGCCTCTGCTTTTGTTGTTATGTTGTTAAAACCAGGGTGATCAGTTATAAATATATCATCTCTCATGTCGTCAGCATTACCTATTATTTTAGTTAAATCTTCATCACCTTTTTTTATACCATAGTTTTCCACCCAATTATTATCTCTAAAAGTGTATTCGTTACCCTGGTATTGGATTTTTGTACCATTATTTAAACTATCAATCCACCTTGTTACTTGAGCTCTAGTTTCTTCTTGTGCGTATCCGCCTTCATACGGTATAGGACCTAATCTTATTTTATCGGGTAAACCATAAGGATTTATATCTGTTTTAGTTCCATCTGTCCCGCTACCAGCAACAGGTGGTTTTTGGCCATACCCAAACTTATGTGCCGCTTCAAACTTATCAATTGTATATTCTTTGAACAGTGCTTTACTAACTTTTGGATCTTTCATGCCTAATATATTAGCAGATAAAATACCGTAGTTTGTGTTGTTCTGAAGTTCAGCTTGACTTATACCCGCTTCACCATCTGTATCTATCATGTTGTCAGTGATACCACCTGTTAACACGTCGCCGCCTCCAGTGGTTTCAAGTAAAGTGTTGTAGAGCTCAAGCGACAAAGTACTTGGTTTTATTATGTCTTCAAGAAAAGAACTGTTTGAGTAACCAAACTTTTCACCAAAAGCTCTTTGTAAATCAGTATCAGTTTTTACTATATCATCTAACTGGTTCAAATGCATTTGCTTCATCTCCGAATGGTAGGTACCATTCAAGCTTGTGTTACCTGCTTTTGCCGATGCATCGTTCACAGTATTAAGTTTTCCTTTCATAACTCCTTTGTCATCTACATTGGTAGTTATTGCTTTGTTAAACTGTCTGATAGTCATTGTTTGTGGTGGATCATAAGAAACTCCATTAGGATCTGACTCCGTGTCGTACATAGTGTACATTAGCTCCCCAGTTTTCTCATCTCTACCAAGCCTAGCTATGTTTTTGTTATTAGTAACTTTATCTTTTAAATTGCTTTTGATAATAGCGTTTACCATATCAGCTTCTGCTTCGTTTCCTGTTAAAACCTTAAACGTACCCGCTGCAACAGCCTCTGAACCAACCCTAATGCTTTCTGTTGCGTTTTTAATATTGGCAAAAAGTTCTCTTTGCTCTAACTTTAGCGCTTGTTTTTTTTGTCTGGTTTCTCTTGATTGCAAAAAATTTATCCCTCGCAATTCTTTTTGGGCATCCTTGTTTGCGTATAACTCTTCTATTAAAACTTTCGCGCCCTCAGCATCTAAACCAGCTCCCTCAGCAGCCATTGCAGACAACTCATTAGCATTAGCCACCATCTCGCTACCAATAGCTGTTCCTAGCGCTGCTATTGAACCAAGCGTTTGCGATTGAGCTTGCATAGTTTTTTCGTAACTATCTGCCGCGCGCTCAAGAGTTCTACTGTAGTCTTTAGGTGCTGTGCTTACCGCTGCTTTATAAGCTGCATTTACTAAAGTTGCATCTGCTCCTGGGTTTAAATTTATTGCCATATTATTTGTTTATATTATCATTATACCCACCTGTTAATTATCACCAGTTAAAGTTTTCATAAACCCTAACCCCCCTGCAGCTGCCGGACCACCCATATAAGCACCAGCAACTTGAGCACCAGCACCTACTAATGTGCTAAACATGTTATTTTGAGCTTGCGCTCCATACATATCTGCTTTCATACCCATACCAGACATTTGATTCGCTAAAGAACCTTGGTAGGCTTGGTTTGCACCAGTTAAAGCACCGTAATCCATACCTAGCAGCGTTGATTGCCTTCCAGCCTCAGCAGCTTGGACAGAGGCTTGACCTTCTCTTTCCATTTGATCTATTCTAGAACCTTCTTGCATAGCAAGCTTTTGATTTTGTTGTTCTTGCTGACCGATGCCAGCTGCTATTTGTTGTGTTTGCATTTGACCTTGATTAGCAAGTGCTTGTGCTAACCCAGCAACACCGCTTGATCCAGCTGCGCCTCTTAAGCCTTGCATTATGTTAGCTCTTTGTTGCTGCCCTTGTTGTGTTTGAAACTCAGCAGCTCGCATATCAACCGTCATATCTTCAAAGCGGTTTTCCATGTTTTCAAACGGATTTGAAAATTCAAAATCCTCGTACTGTTTTCTAGTTTTATCCGCCACGCCCTGCGCTTGTTCTCTATACGCTTTAGACTCGTCTACCTGACCTTGAATCATTTGATTCATTTGATTCATGGTTCTTGTTTGGTTTCTTTTTGATTTTTTTCCAGTAAAATCTCCCATTGTGTTTTATTTTTTTGTAAAGTTGTTTGTTAGATATTTAAAGCCTTCGTTCTGCACGGGAACTAACATCCAGTCTAAACTTTCATGTATGCTTGTCATTTGTTTGTTGCCGCAAATAGTAAACAACTGCATTATACCAATTTTTTCTGCTTCTTTTTCTACGTTTGTTACTAGAGTTTTTATTATTTCTCTTCTATCTTTTTCTTTGTAATCAGGGTTAGACACCAAATAAGTTGTCCAACCCACTACGTGTGGTTCCATTATAAATAAAAAGTAACAAGCTACTGGCACTCCATTTTTTTCTACAACAAAACACCTTTCATCTTTTGGTAAAAAAGCTCTACCTACAGGGTCTCTACCTCCGCGCTTCCACCACCATTCCCACCAACCACAACAAACCTCATAGTCTCCCTCTCTAAAACATCTAAAGTTAATATTATCTATCATTTAATTTAATTTATATCTATAATAGTCACAGTTATCACTGTTTTTTTACTATGGAGCCGATGTAGAAAGTAGTTTGTTTATATCAAATCTTAACGTTTGATCCGCGTAACCAGCTTTTACAATTTCTATATTACCAGTTATAGTTGCAACTCTACTTGTGTTTTCTACAGTTAACGTAATACCATTTTCTAAAGTTTGAACAGCATCCATAGTCCAATCCCCAGTTCCGGTTGCCCCACCACCTGCTGTTATAAGTGGATTTTGTAATGCAGAGTTAATACCTATACCACCAACTCTAGACACGTTGTTAATAACACCCTCTACACTGTTAACCTCTATATCTGCAGAGCTTCCACCAGCAGATGCCTCGGTAGTTGTTGTGGTTGGTGCGGTTAAAGCAATAGCTAAATCTGTAAATTTAACCTCCCAACCATATATTCTTAGTATTTCAGTTTCCCCATAACCACCAACCTTTAAGGTATCTCCAGCTAAAGCTAGCACTTGTTGTTTGTTAAATACGATTTGCCCTTCTTGAACGGTAACCAAACCTTTTACTACGGTTGGTTTTTTAGCCAAAGTACTTAATGCTGGTCTTGTATTTTTAATTATTGTTTTTTCCTCTTTAGTTCCTTCAAATAAGATTAAAGTGTCTTCGTAAACACCTACAGACGTATCTGCTGTAACGTTTGTACCAGGCACAAGTACCATACCCTCTTTAAGTACATCAGCATAATTATTTATAGGCCAACTATAATTCATTCTGTTACTAAAACTTAACGTAGCACCATCTCTAACTCCAAAAGTACCTCCACCACCATCATCGGCAACGTAAGAAAATGCTTTAACATTGTCAGCGTCTGGATTTAAAGCAGCCACCGTAAATAATTGTCTATTACACTTAGGTTGAAAGGTTAACGTGCTACCGCCGTGAGCTGAACCAGCCGCTCCACCACCTAAAACAAAATCTATTTGAAATTCCTTAGCGTTGTCACCGTCTGGATCTAAAGCAACTACCTGCACGAGTGTCGTGTCACCAACATTTCTTAAACCCAATACCCTATCGCCAACAGCCATTTTTGTAGCAACATTACTATCCATAACAATTTTTACACCACTAACAGTGCCGTTTACCGTGTCTGTTAAATCCGTTGTTTCTACAGTTATTTTATCGCCAAAAACAATATTATCAGCTACATTATTATCCATTACTATTTTAGTTGCCGTTGTTGTCGCTCCATCAACCGTGTCTGTATCACTAACAGCTGGGTATATATTTTCTCCTGGTAAATCTATTGGAGCAGATCCAACAACCGGTTCAATGAAAGCTAAAACATCATTTGCTACTGGTTGTTTTAAAATTCTATAAGCGGCATTTGTTGCGGCTGTGGTTGTAAAACTAAAAGCTGTTTTAACTTGAGGTTTACCTCTATTGATAGAAATAGTATCTGTGCCATAACCACCAGGAGTAGCAGGGACAGTACCACCAATCGAATAACCTTGTAGCGTTAGCGTTAAAGCCGCGTACTGATATATAACTTTTTGCATCATCAAAGAATTAGAACCCGTGGAGTTGTTAATGTCTAACGAACCATCACCAAATCTAACCTCACTGTGAGCGGCGTGTATTGTACCTGGTTTTGCGTAAAGATACACATCATACTGATCATCACCACCTGTTACCGCTGGAAAGGTTATACTTCCATTGTACGAATTACCGGCGATTTGCTCTTCTAACCTAGAAGGGCTAACTTGAAAAACATTTGTTACAAAATTGTAATAATATCCAGTGGTGTTATCTTTAATTTCTAATATAAATTCCGCTCCTCTATTTCCAAGTATATTAAAACGCCTACGTTCGCTTGTGGCTGGTAGATCTGATAAATCTAAGTCAAAACCCGTTATTGATATCTCATCGTTCAGTATCATTTCTGAATCAAGCATTAAAGTTCCATCTGGCATATAATGATATCCAGCAGGAGCTTTTTGCCCTTGGTCATTTACTGTTCTTAAACTTGTGTTGCTATATAAATCGTGATACGACATAGTTTATTTTTTTTATTTACTACTTTCAGTTACTTCAGAACCCACTGAGAATAACTCAATTTTCCCTGTAGAATTGTTTTCAAATTGAACATCCGCAAAATACCCAAGTAAACTAGATGTATTGATAGCGTGATTTTTTGCAAACATAATGTAATCATCTGCCACAGGTGCAGAATCAATAAGATTAACAGTTATTGTATCGTTTGTTATAGCAGTAACATCTCCATATTTAATTATATTACTAGAATCTATAGTATTAAAGAGACCGTTAATAGTAGGAGTTTGGAAATATATAATATCACCAATTTGTAATGATGCGTTAACGTTATCGCTAAAAGTTAATACATCTGAACTTATACTAGATAATGTACCGATTCCTTGTATATCGAAAGCACCAAAATCTGTGTCTGATGTTATATCAGAATCTACACCTTTAATATAGTTAAACCATTTTCCTTCTTTTTCTATAAATTCAAGTATACTACCCTCTTGTTTGTCTGTTATTATGTTACTAGCAAACCAACCATCATTAGGCATTGAGTTGGAGTGATTAACGATATCTTCTTGATCTTGAGTTGTTATAATGTCTCCAATTTCAAAATCTCCTGCCTCTTGAGTTGTTAAATTTATGGCATGTATTCCATTGGAATTATTATAAATTCTAATTGGACCGCTGTATATTAAACTATTGTTTCTATATTGTTTTATATCCAAATCAATTTCAAAATTAGAAGTTGTAAATGGTGTGCCGCTCAGCATAAGCATTGTTTGTATATCCCAATTCCAAAAATATTTTCCATCAGGTGAGAAAGTAAAAACACCATTGGGGTTAATTATCATTGTGACCTCTATACTTTTAATACCTTCAACTCTAGATTGACTACCTTCGTAGTTAAGCGCATGAAAAGTCTTGATAGTTCCAGGTAAATCATTTAGCAAAACATTTACACTTGAGTTGTAATCAACTCCATAAAAATTATTTCTATTAGTATTTTCAATATGATGCTTATATAATTTACCGCCAAGCGTTGAGTAGTAATCACTAGCCATACTCAAAGCGTTCTCAGGAACAAAAGATTTGAAACTCACCCAACCTCTTACATCTTCTTTAAAAGATACTGTTATAGGATCGCTTACAACAGGTTTTAGTGATACATATTTTACTCTCAGTTGTTTAACAAATGTAGCTCCATTAGACATTTCTACATAAAACGCCATACTAGTATCGTTGTTATTGGCTGCTTGGTTGAAGGTAAAAACATTAGTATATTCGCCAGAACTATTTATATCAACGTTTTGGTAAGTATCGTAATAAGGTCTATAATCTGCATTACCACCACTCGCATTATTTCCAATCATAAAAATTTTACTAACACCAGCACCTCCGTTATCAATGTCAGAAATCCCAACTTTTAACTCATATGTTTCGCCATCGACCAAATTAAATCCTAGCTGTTTCCAGTGTGGATAATTGTCCGTGCCAACCGTTCCACCAACCCCGCTTGACGTAAGAAGTACGCCTGATTGACTGTAGTCCGCGGATACTGCACTGCTAGTTTGCCAAAAATTACCGTCTACCAGCTCATTATTTTTTAATAACTCTTCTCCTAAAACTTTTCTATCAGCAAGTGTGATATTATATTCGTCGTTCCTATCATCGTAACTGCCTATAAGTTTAGTTGATAATTTTAAATTATCTCTAAACCAATCTTTCATACCGTGGTCTGATATTGACGTTAATCCATCTTTTGACAATCTCATTACTGCTCCTCTAACTCTATCCGTGAAATAAATTCGATATGATTCCGACGCAAACGATTCTGGATTTTTAGATATACCAAACTCACCACTGAACGGCATTGCTTGGCCTAACACGTTGTTACTAGCTATTAATTGTGGGTTTCCGTCTGCATTATACAAGGCATCTTTGTTGGCTAGGATTTTCAAAATTCTATCCTCACACAGTGTTATTAAATCACCATCAGCAGTGGATCTAGAGTGTAACTTTTGAATGCTACCATATATTGGGTTTATATCCTTCGTTATTTTCTCTGCCGCTATGAACTGGTTTAAGTCATTAACTCCACTGGTTGAATTATATATACCTGAATATATTAACCCATACTTCCTACGCTCTTCCTTGTAGTCTTCTAGCAAAGTAGTGGAGGCTTTTACTCCATTTGTAATATAAGGCTTGTTATAAGTGTCTCCGATGCGATTAGATTCAACTCCATTTCCAAAGCTCCAGCAATTAAACCAACCTAAACCAATTTTGTTGGACATCATTACTATTATACTAGAGCTCATAATACTACCAGTGGCGCCCGTATCTGACCTAGTATAAATTGTTCCATCATCGCTAATAAAAAAACTACCCCCACCAGGTTGTATTACTTGTTGGAGGTTGGTTATTGCAAAACTACCATCGTCATTATAAAATCTAATTTCTGTACCTTCATTGTTATTCCCGGTATCACCGTAATAATCGGCTTGGTTTGGCGTTGATAAGTTTATTCTCCAACTATTAGGGTATGCATCTACTCTCGTTATACCAGTTACAAAAACACCTTCATTCACAGCCTCGAGGCTAGCCTCAGCACCAGGTACTCCAATTTGCATTATAGCTCCTATTGTGATAAGATCATGTACGTTTAATGAAGTTACATTAGTTGGCTTTTTACCAGATGCTTCGTAATATATATCTAAACCAACATCTTCTTTTGGCTCTGTTTCAAATATAGCGGGATATGAAGTTAATACATTTTCTTTTGTAGTACTAAACTCCTCAACAAACTCTAGCCTTTCAGCAGAACTTGCGGACATGTTTGAGAAAGAGTTATTATCCGTGAGATTACTCGCCACGAATGCTTCGCCATCTGCTTGTGTCCCCGGGTCGTTTACCACCTCATACTTAATAAGGTAATTCCACCTACAGTTTAATGGGTCAGTTATACTACGATGTTGTATGTGTTTAGCTGTGTAGTGTAAAAAAGGATCACCACTAGTATGCAAGGTGAACTCATTTACTTGCCTGACAAGCCCATCTAAATCAGGTGGATCTATAGTGTTAACTAAGTGATCCGGAGCGCCACTCGTATTGGCATCACCCCAAGTCTTATTATCTGGAGCACCATAATAACCACCAAGATGGTGCAGGTTGTTTACCAATTGGCCCTCGCCATCGTACCACATTTGCGGATACTCTAGAATACCATTTATTGTGGTTAATACACCAGCCTCATCCCAACGTATTTTACCCATATAATTATATAACCTTCTTTTTGTTACCCCTAGGATCTTGTATATAGTGGAATCTCCCCGTAGTTTAAACAGTTTACCATAACCTAGGTTTTTGACTATGTTTGCTTGGTTAGACGTAGCAGAGTTAGAACTGACACCAACCCCCCAATTTTTATCCTGCACAAAAGCATCCCAATAATATTGCCTATATTGTCGAGCTATAAAGGGATCGCCTGCTGGCGGAGTGCCGATAGTGTAAGACGCTCCATTAGGTTTCGGGTTAATACCGCTATACGATAAGTGTAAATAAAGATCTGTCCCTGCGCTGTAACCACTTAAAGCATCGTCAGCTAATTCCGCCATATCATATGTTGCTGCATGTACACCTTTTAGTTTTACGGCCCCTTTACTCGCCCCAGTACCCCAATTTCTAGTTACCACCTCAAGATATGGGGCATGGTAACCTGCGTTACCCGCATTAGGGTAGGGGGAATTAGGCCCCGAGCCATCCGTCCAATCAATTAACGCGCCTTGATTAAAATTAGCATAAGCGGTAGGTAAGTCCGTATCGCATAAATCTGTACTACCATCACCACCCCGCGTGACAGAGTATTTAGGGTGGTTTTGATTAGCTGGTTGCACACCTGCAAACGCTGTTTCATCTATAAACCACCTATCGTTATCTTCTCCACCTAAATTACTTAGCCAATGAGCACGTGTCATACTCTCGGCTTGCCCTGTTTCCCCCGCGTTTACGTTAGTACCGTCTTTTAAGTGGTATAAATAATTTATAGCAGCGACGGTCATATAGCCATCCTCAGGAGTTTCTTCATTAACTCTTAGCGCTGCAGCCAGCGCTTCATCCTCTATTATTTTAACAAAAAACCTACCATCAAACTCCGGTTTGTTTTTTACTTCTTCTTTATAGAAATGAGGACGTAATTGTCCTCCGTATGGATAGCCACTTCCAGATCCGTAAGTTCCTGTGGCAAGATATTCAGTGAGCCAAGCTTCTGACTGTGGGATAGTTTCTGATATTGTTATTCTATATAAATCGTGGCCATTGTATCCCTCGTCTGCAGTCTCTTCTGGAATAAGCTCAATACCGGTGACTCTATACTTATTGGACATAGTGATTGGGGATTGACCCCAACTAACATCATCAACTTTAAATCTATTTGAAAATGACACATATATGTCGTTATCGCGCCTAGTGTCCCAGATACCTGTCCCTTCATCATTTGTTAAAGCCATCATCCCGCAGTGGTAGGATTCATTACCTGTATGTTCCCACCACTTCTTATTTATAGTGAAACTTTTAGTTCCGGGGAAAGGCCCCTCCGCAGGAAGTTCAATCTTATAATCAGTATCAGTCGGGTTTGATCCATCATCGTAATTACCCCCAAACAAAGTTACGCCATCAATCTTATTTGTTATTTCAGCTAGCACCGTGTACTCTGTTTTTATGTAGTCCGGAGCTTCGTTTTCAATAGCCACAACTTTATATCTAGCTTCGTCAAGTACCGCTTTATTACCACTATAATTTCCATCTTCATCTTCAATGTTAGCGCCCCCAACACCCTTTTTTAGTATTAAGTAAGTATCCTCATCTATTTTATTTCTATCAATTGAAGGAAACGAAATCCAGACATTACCGTCCTTAGCATCATACATACGTCCCATGGGTAAGTTATAATACTCGTTAGCCGTTTCCTTTATGTACATTTTGTAGTATTCGGCCCAATGCGGGTGCTCAGTCTCTACACTCGCTACGATAGCATTAGCTGTAGCACTCGATGGTTTAGCGATAAACTGATAAGCACTTTCATTGGTAAACACAGGGGTTTCTCTGCCGTATTTATCGCCATAAACCACCCCTAAATTATATGTTCTCTGTGATTTTACCGAGTGCACGGGTTCATTCCCTTGCGGTTGCATTAACCTCTCATATCGCGTTGCATTAATAACAGGGTTTATCTTATACTCCCCACTATCTCCGGTCCCTAGTAAATCATACCCTTGCATATAGTTTCCATAAACAACTCTGTTACCAGTAACCTCTTGTGCTAACGCGGTTTTTGGAACATTATCCCAAGGTCTTATTAGTTGGTTTGATGGTATTTGTGCGTATACATTTTCTGTTTTTATAACGTATTTATTGTACTTGGAAGTATTAGTGACATCCCACTCATCATCACTCTTATATATACTCTTTACTACATAAATATTTGGTGAGAATTCATTTTTATACAGTAAGTCAATACCTACAACATCTGTTGGTATATCTGCCGCCACAAAGTCCTTTAGAGTTAACTCTTTCAGGTTATTAACCATTCCTTTGTTGTACGCTTCGGTTGGGTGGTATTCAAATTCTCCGGGGAAAAAAACCACCTCTGAGAATGGGCCCACTGAAGAATACTCATTATCTTCATACTTGTATCGACAAGCAAATCTAGGAAACTTTCTTTCAAATATGCCTACTTGCTCTTGCTCTAGTTCAAAGTAGTACTTATTATTTGAAGAGTGCTTAACGTACGAAGCCACAGATACTCTTAATGCCGCTTCATGGCTATAGGCGATAACGTCAGTTGGGTAAGATGTTGCAAAATTATTTTGCGCTTGGGTAACACGTTTTGTACCATCACCACTATTGTGCACCTCTTTAATCAATAGCCTTGCAATTGGTGTTTCTATTAAACCAGTTGAAGGATTAATCGTTGGAGCATCATACCCGCTGTAAACCCTAAGTATATCTCCAACCTCTAAGTTCAGTGCTGTTCCAATATTACCAGTGGAACCACCCGTGTCGATCCCAATCCACATCTCATCTCCATCTACCACTTCTTCATAAGAGTTGCCAGATGGGTGAAAATGAAATTGTTGTTTTATATTCCCTTCAATCCTCCCGGTTCGAACACCTGTGATGGTATCAAGGTTAGGTGATTTAGTTGGAGGCTTTTTGATAACCGTTATATGCTCTTCTTTTATCGGTCCCTCATCACTACCCTCAACAATTAGATTGGTGTGGGTCAAGCCACTAACATCTGTACCCGCCTTACATCTAGCAATGTTAATTTTTTTAGGCTCGTTAACATTATCTGTCCATAACAGTAAGTCATCAATTATATTTATACCAGTAATTGTATTGTTTAATTTTCCAAACTTTAAGACATCACCAATAGTATCAACTAAAACCGGTGTTATAGAATTAGTTTTAGAATCATATTCGATTATAGCGGACATGCTCTTTTTTACAGACACGTAGCTGATAATAGCTCCGTTTGTAAGAGTGTTAGCAGTAGATGTACTAGCATTAGCATTAGAATGAGGGTAATGATATATTTTGAAGCGCGTAGTGGCAGTGGTGTTTGCGATAAAGGAAGATTTGTATGTTCCTGCTATGCCTATTTGGCTTTGAGGCATTAGACGTGGGTAATTGAAACCGTCATTCACTCCTAACCCAACTCCATCGTCTATACTGTCGATTACAATCTCTACGTCATATCTTTGCCCATCTACTAAAATAAAATCATCCGCTTGTAAGTGAGAATAATTACCATCATCATTAAATTGATGTCTTCCTGATCCTACTCTAGGTGATCCTGCGTTACTTGTCGACCAGCCATTAAGTGAATTTAAATTTGGAGATGTAACTAGTTCTTTACTAGCTACAAAGTAATATAATTTATCATTTTTTTCATCAGCAATTGACCCTATGGAGTACATGTCATCAAGAAAAGACTGACCTGTAACCAAAGAGTTACCTAGTATATTTTGAAGCGTCCCAACGTCAGATCCTTCTGAAGTTGATACCTGTACGTTTAATGCGTCTCTATATTCTCCATTAGGAACAAGTCTCTCATCGAGATCTTTATTCATCTTTCCCTTCGTGAAGTTATGCTTAATTTCTGGCATGTACTAGTGTTTTATTTGTTTCGATTTACCTCTTAAAATTTGAGTTAATTCTTCTAACTTAATATTTGATAATCTTAATTTTGCTGTCCTAACAGCTGCAAATCTTTCTTTTTTAAATCTAGGCGCTAGTTGTTGGTGTATTTGTGATGACGATGTAGATAAAATTGCGTGCGCTATCCACTTGTACATTGCCTCCTCAGCAAATTTATGAACTTGCATTTCACTATCTGTACCAAGACTGTCACTTATGTAATCTAATATCACAGTTTTTCCAGAAATATTAGAGCTAAAATGAATTTTTCCTAATCTATTGTTTATATAAAAAGATCCATTAACTTGAGCGTGTTGAGGATCTAATCCATACCTACTTCCATCCATTGGCCAATAAGTATCGTCTTGATAATCATCTTGATTTTCAGATGGCGTTCCAGATTTATAATTATTCCAAGTAGCAGATGATTCACCCGTACCTGAAGACAACGCTGACATCGACGATGTGTTAGTTACCACTATATCATCTATAGTGTTTGTAGCTGTTAATGAAGCAAGCGTTGTTTGTGGAGTAGTATTAGTGGTAGAAAAAGAACTTCTACTAGTTATAACAACATATATTTTTTCGTAACCCGAGACGTCTACGGCGTCGTTATCAACAAGCTCTTCAGTTGAGCTCTCGCCGTTAACCCATTCTAAATACCCGTCGTTTGCGTTTAAAGTTTGTAACCAGGGTGGATTTAAACTTGGAGAAGATTGACTGCTGTTGGAATAAACGGTGATATATCCATTAGGATTATAATCGTTTGGGCTAATACCAGTTATTCCAATTTTTAAAGTACCACCAACAATATCAGTAGCAGCTGCCTGAGCCGAACCTAAAGCGGACAATTCTAAAGACGACATACCGGTAACATCTATTTCTTGCCAAACACTATATATTCTACTCTGATTCCAATCAAAACCCGCCTGCACGTGTTGTGTAAAGGTTAATAACCCACTTGGGAGTGTTATCGTATCGTTTTGTGTACTGGAATTATAGTGAGATGATGCTGGGGTATTTGCCAACCAAGGTGGTTGTAGTGGATCGCTAAAATCCATGTTTACACCTATAGCAAAATTACTTGGAAAAACATAATTACCATCTACATCTTGCGATACACTGAATGGGTTTGAGGTGCTACTCGTTGGGTATAACGGATGTTTTATACCAGCGGAATCACTCCAACTTATTTTAGTATAATTAACGTAGTCATGTGGGAGTATCATTTGTAATGATGCAGGTACAACTATTTCTTGAGCTTTTGTAGATTTAAACGTATCGAATGATAGTTCTTGTAAAGCTCTTTGAGCGTGAAAAGCAATATCTAATTTATTTACTTTAGATATAATTTTACCTTCTCCAACATAAGCTATTTGGAATTGAGTGATAACATCATCTAAAGATATAAATTGATAATTACCATAATCGCTACCTTGATAGTACTGTTGTAAACTGTCGTCTAATAATCCCATTTATTTATTGTTTTTCTTGTTGAATTTGCGCCGTTACTAAACCAGCTGCGGTTTGTACGAGTTGTGGTTTTTCTATAGCAACACCAGCAAGCGCTAATATTCTATATACTAATTCAGATTCTTCTGATGGATGGAGTTCAAAATTTGTTGATGTAGTCGAATTATAAAGAGCTTTATCGTTTACAACTACATAACCCCAATTTGGTGGCATAGGTTTCCTTGTGTAATACACTTGTGCTATATCCGTGTAACTATATGTGTTACTGTTTAGGTTGAAAATTGATTTGCTTGGGTAAGGTCTAATTTGCATTATTTTTTTGCCTAATGAGTTTTCGTGCCGCAAATATACAGGTCTTTTTTTATTATATCTTGTTAGAGGGGAGTTGCTGTACACTAAATTTTCTTTCCATGTTTGTGGCTCAGCAACTACAAAAGTAGGTTCTCCTGAATACTTAACAATAACAGAACCTATTCTATGTAGATCACCTATATCATCAATATCAATATTACCATAATCATCAATAACATTAGCGTTTTTTTTATATGCGTTGAACAAATCAATCTTCTCTTGTAGATTTGTTAACATGTCTGAATAAGTACTATCGTTACCATGTTGTCTTGTCCATTGATTTACATCATAAAAATATTGTTCAAATATTTCTATTTGTGCTTGATGGGCAAATAAGTTAAACTCTTGAGGAGTTATATATCCTCTCTGCTCTTTATTAGCTAAAGCTAAAACTTTTTGATATACTCTATCTATACTTACTGCCATAATTTCTTTTTAGTTTGTAGTTTACGATCGCCCCGTAGAGCGACCGCATCTACAGTTAGATTAATTTAATCTTTTTTCAATATTGGAGTAAATCTCCATACCTTCATCAGTTTTAAACCAAGCGGCTAAAGCTGAGTAAGGATGCTCATCAAAAGGAACATTCATTAGTTTTCTATCATTAGATCCCCATGAAAAAGTTCTTTGATCAGAGGATAATTTTAATATACCCATTTCAGTTGCTTTGATACCAAAGTTTCTAAGTACAACGTTCTCATCATTTACTAGTTCTAAGAACAAACCTGGGTTTCTCTTAGCATATAATAGTAAATCTCTTTTAAGTTCCTTAGAGCTCATGCTAGATACTTTAGATCCCATTTCAACACGCATAACAGCTTCAGCCATATCTATGTCTAGGTTCTGAGCCGCATTTAAGGCTTCGATTTCCATTTCTATTACCTCAACTTCATTAGATGCTATAGCTTGAGGCTTGTGCTCTACGAATAATCTACCCCTGTGAGGGTGGTACATTGATAGTAGTTTTTGTAAAACTGTTTTGTTTTTTGGAACAAATAAAGAACCATTACTAAAAATAATATGCTCTAATCTTTGGTCACCCTTCATTTCGTCAACAAAAGAAGTTCTTTGATTAGACGTGTACTTTAACTCTCTCTCGTATCCTAGCTCTTCATCAAAATAATGTATATTACTACCTCTTATTAGGTATGTTAACGGGGATTTTCTTCCAGTTAAATAATACATTCTATCCTTGATTTCCCAAGTGTCTTTTTTTGGTTTTGGAATTTCCACAACCGTTTTTTTCTTTGGTTCTGCAACTACAGTGTCTTCAAAGAATTCTGTAACTACTTCTTCCATTGTTTCTATTTGAGGCTCTACCTCAACTTTCTTTGTGTTAGCTTTTTTAGCCATAATATAATATAATATAAATTAATAAAATAAAAGGGTCGAGGCCAAAGCCCCGACTCTTTAAATATAAATAGTGCTTAGTTCATTAACATGAAATTGTTAGCACCTTGTGTAACTAAACATCTTTCTGATAAGTAATGTACTTGCATAGAATCAACACCAGAAGTTAAAGCTCCAACAGAACCAGTAACCCAAGTTTTTAATTTTCTACTTTCCATTTCAGAAGCTCTGTAACGAACGTGTAAGAAAGGACGTTTCATGTTCTTTCCTAGTTGCTCGTCATAAACAGAAGATACTCCAGCTGGAACAACAACACCTCTAATAGCGTTAACTGTATCGTTTAAACCACCTCTTGTACCTTTGTCATTTAAGTATTTGAAATCAGACTTGTAGAAGTCATAAGAACCTCTTCTGAAACCAGAGAAACCTAGGTTTAATGCCATGTCTTCAGAATTGTCAAATACTCCGTAAGAAGTACCACCAGCTCCATAAGAATTCATAGAAGCTAACATGTCATCCATAGCTAGAGAAGTTCCTCTATCAACAAACATCATGTTTTCTTCAATTGCACCATTTTGATCAAACACCGCTAACATAGCATCAAATTCAGCTAAATCAGTAGCAGCGTTAACGCCAGTAACACCAGTAGTTTGGTGACCTCTAGTAGTGATAGCTTGGAATAAACCTTGCGTACCATCTTGTAGAGCACCGCCATCAGTACCACCAATTGCACCAGCATCAGCGTGAGCAGTCTCAGCTTCTAGCATAGTCATTTCTAAATAATCAGAGAAACGAGCTCTAGTATCACCTTCAGCTTTTAAATACCATAGGAATCCGTTTTGCCCTTCTTCACCAGAAACTTCAACCCATCCAATCGCAGTTGCGTCAGATCCTGAAACTTCGTAGTAATCTCTCATGATTAAATGCTTATTCGAGTGAGATTTGAACTGTGGAGCATTTGCAGTTGTTCTTGCAGCGGATCCTTTTTCAAACTCAGAACCAATAACTAATAATCTAGTGTCACCAGCAGCAACAGTTGTAGAGTTCAAGCCATCAGCAGAAACTATATGATCGTCTGCATAACCTAACACTGTTACATCAGCACCAGATACATTGGATACATAACCTTTAGCTGTAGCAGAAGCATTAGACATAACAACCATGTCACCAACTCTAACACCGTGATTAGCGCCAACAGTATTACCATCCATGTCGTTTATAACAGTATATACGTTGTTGGAATCTTTATACGTCATTGTGTAAGCAAGGTGTAATCTTCCTTGTTCAGACCAAATTACTCTGTCTGACGCAGAAGCTTCTTCCGCTCCTACTTGAGCTAAAAATCCCGCGATTGTTCTTTTACCGTAAACCTCTGCTTCTTTCGCCATAAGGTCTGGTAAATATTGTTGAGCCCATCCTTCTGTAGCTGCAGACGTAAAGTCTACATAGTTGGATGCCAACGTTTGTTTTCTTGGAGCAGCATCTATACCACTCGCACTTGTAATTGCCATAATTAATTTTTTTTAAATTGTTATTTTTTAAATTTGTTGTTTTTAAACTTAAAATCAGAAGAATCTTGCCCTAACACTTTAAACTTTAAACCACCTGCTTCAATTTTCCCATGACTTTGTCTTGGGTTCATATCAACATTCTTGGCTTTAGCAATACTATTTTTCATAGCATCTGCTTTACCTTGGTCGTAAAAGTGTTTTGCAACGGCATCAGCGTTCATCGCCGTGTAAAGAGATTTATGATAGCCCTTAGCATCTGATAATGTATTATTTTTATCCAGAAACTTTCTGGTAAAATTATTTATATCACTTTGGGTATTTTTAACCTCGTTAGCATTATTAACATTAAATCGATATTTTTTATCCCCGACGTTATATTCAAAACCTTTGAACTTGTCATTGAAAACCTGCTCGGTTTTCTGAGTAAAAACATCTGTATTTTGTTTAGCTGCTTTTTGAGTTACTTCTGACTCCTTGTTATATCTATCAAAGAAGTTAACAGCTTTCTGTTGCTCGGTTGTGAGCTTCGATCCAGCTTTAATTTCTTCATAGTATGTAGACTTTTGCCCGTCTAAGTGGCTTTTAGCGCTGGCAACTTGCTCTTTAAGCGCTAATTTCTTTCTACGTATATCTCTATCGTCGTCAACATCTTCGTCAAATGAGAATGTATCTTCCATAAGGAAGTTAATTTCTTCTTGGTCTAAATGAGGTTTTGTTTGCTTGTAATACTCATGCAGCAAACTAGTATCATCTAATTTTGAGTAATCTTGGTTAAGCTTAACATAGTCACTTAAATCTCCACCAGTATCATCCATGAAATCCATTAACTTTTGGATATTCTCTGGTAATGGTTTTCCAGTAGCTTGAGCTTCCGCTATAGCTTCTTCAACTTGCTCTTCAACCTCTTCAACTTCTTCTTCAGTAATCTCTTCTAATACTGGAGTTTCTTGTGTTTCAGTTTCTGTTTGTGTTTCTGTTTCGCTAGTAACTTCAGTTACTGCTTCTTCAGTTTTTTTCTCTGCCACAACCTCGGTCTCTACCTTTTGTTCAGGTGGTGGTGCACTTAAATCTACTTTTAAAACACTATCGTCTCCAGCAGACTCAAATTTACTTTCATCAACTTGTTCAGTTGTTTCTTGCGTAATCTCTTCGACTACTTTTTCATTTTCTTCTTCCATAATATAATATAATAATAATTAATAATTCTAACTAGGGTCAAAACTACCTAAATCGAATCCGCCACCTAGTATATCATTACCTGCAGACTCAAAGTTTTTAGGTGGTTTACCACCATTTCTTTGTTCAATCATCTCACTTTGTTGAGTTGCTTGAATTTTTGTTCTTTCATCTTTACGATCTTCTTTTTCTTTTTCTCTACTTTTCACCCCTTCAACTTCGATACCCTTAAGCTGCATGTTGTATTGAAATTCTAAAGCCATTAGTTGTTTTTTCATTTCAACTTCTTGTTGCATTTTTTGTGCGTTCATTTGGGCTTGCATTTGCATTAACTCAGCTTTTCCAGCGTTTAGCGCTTGATTTTTTTGAATATCAGCTTGAGCAGCGGCTTGAGCGGCTTGTGTGTTAGATTGGGTTTGAGCTTGAATGTTCTCCATTTGAAGCTTTCTATCTTTTTCTTCTTTTTTAACTCTTCTTATTTTAAGAAGTTGATTAGCTAACTTTATGTTTTTAATTTCTCTAAGATCAATAGCATCTTCCAAGTTTATACTTTTTTGCTGTAAAGCCATTTGGATATTGTTTTCTAGCTTAGCGTTTTCTTCTTCGTCAGGCATTAAGTCTATGAATATTCCAAAGTCATACAAGTGTAGCTCTGACATCTCTTGTAGCGTAGCTACGTTATGCGCTCCAATAGCTTGAATAAAAGCATCTTTTGTTGGTGAGTACTCTATAATATCAGATATTCTAAGAGATAAACACTCGGCAGTTTCTGCTGTTAAAAATAAACCAGCTTGAAGTATGTGTCTAGTTGCGGTGTTAGAATTAGCAGCTGCTAACTTTTGCACACCAACTAAAGCGTTTTTATCTGGAGTACTACCATCTCTAGCTTCATTAAGACCAGTCACATCCCTTATCATTTGTAGATAGTAGTTGTACGTGCCGATTAAGGCTTGCATTTTATTACCACCAGATCCAGATGTTATTTCTTGAATAGGTACTTTACCTGGATTCATGTCCCCGTCACTCGTGAAGCTTCTACCTATAACAGAACCTGTTTGAAAATACATGTTCAAAGCCTCTTGTGGGTTATAATTAGTTCCATTACCTAGGTCGATTTCAGCTAATCCATCCGCATCTAAGTAAACGCCATCTGGCACCAACCTAGACATTACTTGTTGTAATTTTAAGTGAGTTAGTTGAATCATATCAGCAAAACCTGTTATGCGTTTTACTAGTGAATCAATTTTTCCATTATACATTCTAGGCGCAACAATAGCATAATTCATCTTAACCTTAGTGTAATCACTTTTAGGTCTCATCATGTTTTTAGCCATCTCCCACTTAAGTAGTTTATCCGTACCTAGTATCATAGCCCCATCATAAAGGCATTCTATGGATCTTAACATTCTACCATAACCACCCTCTTTATCTTCCGGTGGATTATATTGATCATCTCTAGGTATAATTCTATCGCCACCTGTTGTTGTTTCTTTAACTTTATAAACCTCATTCATATAGGTTTTGTAGTTAAAGTATAAAACTTGAATGGTGTTATTGTCTTCTTTATCGTAAGTATGTGTTGAATTGTAATTAGATCTATTATTAGATTTGTTTTTCATTATATCTTCTAGATCTTCGGCTGATAAGTGAGGAAATTGCTTTGCTAACTCGTTTACCGGAATTGTTTTTACTTCACCAACGTAGTATATATCGTCAAAGTAAGGCGAGTCGGTGTAAGAGTAAACTAATTTAGCTGGATCAACATAATCTACAATAGCTCCCTCTGATGTATTGAACCCTGTTTTTACAGCCCCTATACCAAGCACCGTCAAGTCACGATAAAAACGTTTTTTAGTTAGCTCGTATTTACTTCCCTCAAACAAAACATTTAAAGCTTGTTCTTCCGCAAGTTCAACCGCCTGCTTGTAATTAAGCTGCATGTGTATACCTAGCTCTTCGCTAGACTCTGGTAAATCTTCGTTAGCCAGGTTACTCTCCTTCATATCCACGTTGAACCTAGACTCAACCTCTTGGTTGAACTCTCGCATTTCCATATCACTTTGTATCGCCTCCATGTATTCAGTTCGTTTTTCAACGCCGTTTGGAGATTGTGAGTAAGCTTTTATATCGTAAGTTCTTTCTGCAATACCATTAACAACGATATCAACAAACTTAGATATAATTGGAACAGGCTTCCAATCTAAATTAAGATAGGACAAATCACCGTTGATCGATAACTCATCCTTATACTTTTGAACAGACTGCTCGCCTCGGGCGTACAACCTTAAATTATGAAAATCGTTGTGGTTAGATCTATATCTATTAGAACCTTGATCATGGCTAAACCACTCTTGCTCTATAGCTTTACCTACTTTTAACCCATATTCATAGCTTAACTTCTCAGCATCGCTGACCGTTTGACTTGGGAAATAACTTTTAATGCCAGACTCTGCCATATTTATTACTTGATTATTTGTGAATTATTTCCAGTGTTCGTATATCTGGAAACGTTTATATTTAGTTGAGGTTTTTTAACCTCAGCATTTGGTCTATATAAATGCCTGTTGTTAGCCATTATAGCTAAACCAGAACTTATAGACGCATCATGCTTTGTTCTTTTGTTTATATCAAATTTACACCAGTCATTTAACAGCTCGTTAAAATAACAATCTCCGTGCGTTCCATCTTGCTTAATACCTACGTGGTCTTGAATATACATCTCAATCGCCGCGGCGTGTGCTTGTTTTATATCTTCACTTGAATTGGGTATTCCACCAACTTCTTTTTCTGCTACAGATAGTTTGTTCCATATCTTGTCAGGTCTATTCATGCTAAACCCTCTATATCCTCTTCGCCTTAAGTAGTACAAAAGACGAGGTTTATTGTTCTCCGCTAGTATTGGCATTCCATAAAACACTAAAGCCATTAAAACATCTTCAAAGAACATCTCGGCTGTTGGTGGTCTCGATAAGTACTCTAAGAAAAAGCTATTTGCCGGAGCATCTTCCATGCTAAATTTAGTTAGACCGTGTAAAGCTCCTTTAGACCCTACTCCATCCACTGTTCCTGATATATCATATGAATCACAACCAAATGAACCCATATGTTCGTTTCCAGGGTGTTTAACCCCGTTTTTAAGTACAACGTTGTTTTGTATATTAGAAGGTGGAACCCAACTAACTTTAAACCTACCTTTTCTATCTGGATAAAATATTACTTGAGAATCTTTAACTCCGTTAACCCACTGGAAATTACCTTGAGTAATACCTAGAGTGTTTGTCATCTCTTCATTATAATCTATCTGTTCATATAACTTGACAAGATTAAAAATACTACCTTTGGTCTCGTCTCTAAACGCGTGCTCTGTAGTTCTTGGAAACTGACGATAAAATTCATTTAAACCATCTGAATCATCTTTTAAACCATCTACTTCATTCTGCCAGTTATCTATTACACCTACATCTATTAGTTCACCGCTTGGGTCGAACCGATCGACATCAGGAGTAGTGAAAACTGGAACTCCGTACTCATCAATAAAGCCTTCGTAGTTCCATTCCATTGGGATAAACAAAGAGTATAAACCAGACTTTGTCTGGCCATTTCTGTTTCTTTTTGTAACATCTGAAGCATTGTATAATTTTTTAAAGTTCTCACCTCCTTTATCTAAAGCGTTTGATGTTGATCCCATCATGCACTTACCGATAATTCTACTACCTAATCTTAAACAAGTTTTTGTAACTCTCCAGTTATTAAGGATATTGTCTGGTCTTTCCCACTTACCACTCTCATCGTGTACTAGTAATGCCAACTTTTCACCATCATAACTATTGTCCCCAGTGTTTTTCCAGTCAATCGTTGTGTCTAATCCTTGTATATCCTCCAGCTTTTCGTTAGCTGTAATCTTTTTTCGTGTAAACTTACTAGCAGGTACACGGTAAGCAAGCTCGGACTTTGGGCGATCCATACCATCTTGGACAGGTTTAAAGAAAAACGGATAGTTGATTGATATAGGTACAACCTTATCGGTAAACATTTTTTTAGCATCAGCTCCTGATTTAGATAATATTCCATATCTACTATCACTCGCAAGAGTGGCTAAATTAACAGTTTCAGCTGATGACATAAAAGAAAAACCAGATCTTCTATTTTTAAGGTAGCACATTCCGTAGCATCTTTTATCCGCTTTACAAGCTTCCCAGAATATAAAAAACAATCTATTTGCTTCTCTAAAGTCTGGAGCGCCTACATCTATCTTACTCCATTGTAAGTACATGTAGTGCGTACCAGTTATCCAGGTTGGTTTACCATCATTCGTGAACCAGAATCCTTCTTCTCTTCTTCTAAATTCTTCGTCTATATAATCGTGCCATTTTTCTTTACTGCTTTCCGGGTAACTTCTCCAGTCAAATATGTTTTTTAAGCGCTCTAATTCCTTCGGCTGCTCAAACTTAACCCATTTATTTTTAGTGTCCTTATACACGTCCTTAGGCACCTTAGGTAGAGCGATAACTAAGTTTTGTATCTCTATGATCTTTCCTATCTGACCGCTGTGAGATAGTATAATAATGTCATGTTCTTTGTCGTAACCGTACTTCCACTTCTTACCCTTGTTCATTCTGGATATAGTAGTCCTCTTTACCGGCTCAACCGACTTAACTAAACTTTGCTCGTACATTATTTAGATCTACCTTCTGCGAATCCTTTAAAAGTTTTTTCCTTTGCCTCTTCAGGTGTTTTACCCTCAAGCAAGTTTTCTTCTTCTTCAATTCTGTTAAGTA